TGGAACGAAGTTAACTCCTAATGACGTATCTTATAATGCTGTTACTGGTAATATGATTCTGAAGTTTGCAGCTGCACATGGGTTAGTTGCAGGTAGTAATACAGTAGGAATTGCAACAGGTGGTATTGTTCTAACTTGTGAAAGAGATAATCATGCTACTAATCATGCATATCCAAGATCATCTGACCCTATACATGGTCTTGTAAACGTAGCAATTGGAGCAACGACTCTTACTAGTATCACGGTTAACGTTGGTGTTTCTACAATCGTTTCTAGTGGTATTACAACTGCAACATATACTCCATCAACAGGAGATATCGAGTTAACAGTTGGATCTGGACATGGTTTACTTGCACAGTCTCAAGCAACTGCTACAAACGCAAATTACAATCCTGCTGCTGGTATAATGACTGTGACCGTTGCTGGTCATGGATGGGAAGTTGGTGAATATGTTAAGTTTGAACCAGATGCATTTGTCTTTACTTGTGGTATAGACACTCATGCAACACCTAAGGCATATCCTCGTCCTAGTGATGATTATTATAATACTTGGTTGCCTATTTTAGGTACAGATACAAATACCTTCTCTGTTCAGGTTGTTAAGAATCCTCCTTCAACTAGTGTAGGTGTACATACATTTGTTTCCTCTGCAACTAATGGTATTAAGAAGGCTACAGATACCATTGGTATTCATACTCGTTCAATTACAATGACATGTGCTAGAGATGCACATGGATCGAATCATGCATATCCTCGTGATGCTGACCCAATTAATAACAAACAGGTTGGAATTAAGGCAGTAACTTCCACAACAATAACAATCAATTGTGGTATTTCTACTCTTGTAACTTATGGTGTTACTGATGCATCTTACAATGATGTAATTGGAGATCTTGAGTTAACAGTTGGTGCTGGTCACGGATTCGTTGTAAATGATAATGCTAATGTAGGAATTGCTACAAATGCCTTGACATTTACTTGTGCTCAAGATGCTCATGCTTCAAATCATACTTATCCAAGAACAAGTGATCCAATCCATAAGAAGGTAGTTTCTATTGGAGCAACTAGTGATACTACTATTACATTAAATTGTGGTGCAGCTGGTATTGACGATCCTGCTCATGCTGAGGGTCTATTACCAACTAAGATAACATCAAATACACTTAGTTTAAATGTTGGTATAACCACTCAAGTTAACTTTGATATTGGTGGTGCAACATATCAAGAGTCTGTTGGTGTTATGACGATGAGTGTTGGAACTCATAGTTTTGAAATCGGACAGAACGTTAAGTTAGCGAATGAGTCCATATACTTCAAGTGTTCTAGAGATGGTAATGCAACTTCTCATGTATATCCGAAGGGTGGTGATCCTTGGTACAATGGATCTGTTATTACTAGAGTTATAGACGCTAATAACATTGAAACTAATGTTGGTGTTTCCACTGTTCCAACACATTATAATGCAGGTGGTACTATTCAGGGTGTTATTATTGCTCCAAGAGAATTTAATAATTCAGCAAGTGGAGTAGACTATGCATCTGGTGGTACATTTGTAGATAAGATCATTGATAGTAAGAACTTTGTTGTTAATGTTGGTATTTCTACTGTAGATCACAACTACAACAGAGGCGGACTTTCGCAACAAGGTAAGAGAATGGCTTCCTCTATTGAGAAAGGATTCTCTGGATTTGATGTTATAGAAAAGATAGACAGCGCTAACTTTAGAGTTGATGCTGGATTAACTACCGAAAGGTCTCTATTTAAGAGAGGTGGTAGGATAGACAAACCAGTTTATGTTGATATTGCAGAACCAGATCCATATTTCAACAGAAAACTTGAATATGTTTCTGGATCAACAGGTTTTGGAACAGATTCTAAGGTTGATATTCGTATCAATGTTGATGGTCAGATTGGTGAATATAATATTCTTGAAGAAGGAACTGCATTTAAAGTTGACGAAGAGTTAACTGTTTCTGGTATTGCTACAGACCCAAGAGTTGGCATTCTTACTGAATTCCAATTAAAAGTTGTAGAACTAGAAAGTGATACTTTCTCTGGATTCTATCCTGGCCAGTTCATCTTATTTGATGATATTTCTTCATACTTTAATGGACAACGTAAGAAGTTTACTCTATCGGTAACAACTGCTGGTGAAACTGAGATTTTGAGTCTTAAGACTCTGCCTGGTAGTGATATGGATATTACTAATAATATCTTCATTTACATTAATGATATTCTACAGACTCCACAATCTTCTTACACATTCAAGGGTAGTAGAGTTATCTTTACCGAGGCACCAAAACCAAACTCTAAGTGTTCTGTATTCTACTTCAGAGGATCTAAGAGAGACGTTGAAACAATTGACCCAGTACAATCAGTTAAGTCTGGTGATATTGTACAGATTAAAGAGAATAAATTAGATCTACTTGATATAGATCAGTTCCAAAGAACTACTAAGAGAATTGTTGCTTCTGATCTTTTAGAAACATTCACATATGACAGTATTGGAATTAATACTGCTCAGGATGCTGATAGGCCATTATCTTGGATCAAACAGAGACAGGATCAAATTCTCTCTGGTGTATTGATACCAAAATCAAGACCTAGTTTGAAGAGTAAAGTTCTTCCAACTACAAGAGTTATCAAGAGTGTTGGAAATCTGGATGACAGAATTCATGTAAGTAATGCTTTCCCAGTCTTTACTAATATTGATAAACTACTTCAGGCTGAAAGAAATATACAAATCTTTGATAGTGGTGCAGTAGAGCCAGGTATCGTAACATCTATTGTTTCTACTTCATCCAGTATATCCTCTTTAGCTATCAGTTATGGTGGAACTGGATATAGTAATCTTGCAAGTCCTAATGTTGCTATTTCAAGTGCATTAATTACTCGTAAAGATCCTATTAAGGATTGGAAATTTGATGGAATTAGTGGTGTTACTCAGTCAGTGGAATTTAAGGCTATAACTCAACAAGAACCAATTGTTGCTGTTGGATCAAGTAGTTACTACATTAATACCAAGAGTGGAACATTCTGGGAAAGAGGACAGATTGGATTTGGTAATACTATCACCTTTAATGGTGTTGGTATGGGATTCAGTTATGCCAATCAGGGTAGTCTGAATGTTATGGCTGTAGGTGAGTATGCATCTATGGCAAGAGCAGTTGCAATTGGTAACAGTATTGGTACTTGGAGTCCGTTAGATCTTAAAGAAGAAAGAACAATCCCTGCCATTAATCAGACAGGTAAATTTGATAGTACCTATGAAGGTAATTTCCAAGATGTTATTTGGGAAGGAACTAGAAATACATGGGTTGCAGTTGGTGCTGCTGGATCTATCTTTACTGCTGTTGGTCTTACAACCGCAGAGGCATTTAGTCAGTATTCTGGAACTTTACAACAATTAAACTCTGTATGTTATGGTCAATCAGAATTTGTCGCAGTTGGTAATGGTGGTGTAGTTATTGCATCTAATGATGGAACTGGTTGGGGTGATAAGATCAGTAATACCGTATATGATTTGAATGATATCATTTATGATGGAAATAGATTTATCTGTGTTGGTGATAATGGTACTATTGGTATTTCTACCAATAAGAATTACTGGCAACCTTGGAGTCAACAGTTACCTGCAGGAACAGTTCACCCTGCTACATTTGACTTTAAGACACTCAAGTTTATTGATGGAATCTATATTGGAATCAGTACTGTTGGTGACATGTACTATTCATTCGATCTTGCAAACTGGAATAAGAGAGAAGTAAATCATACTAATGAGATTAGAGATATTGTTAATACTCCATTTGGTGATTTTGCAAGTAGTAGAATCCTAGCAGTAGGAAGTGCAACAACTCAATTCTACGCTGATCCTGTTGTTAACAGAGCAGTTGCAACTTCTTCTGTTACTGCTGGTGTTCTAACTGCACTTACAGTAACAGACGGTGGATTTGGTTATCAAGTTGGTAGTTCTCCTCCAGTTATTATTGAAACTGATAAGGCTAAACAGGAGAAAATCTTCTCAGTTAATGCGAAAGGTGATTTCGGTGATATTGTGGGGATAAATACTTGGTTGCCAGGTTCCGCTGGTGTTCTGCCTAGATTAGCATTTACTCTAAAATCACAATATAATGATAATACCAATTTGGGTTATGGTTATTCCTCATTGAATGCCCTTGGTGTTGAGTACTCTGGACTTGAAAAGGGTGATTACTTTACCATCTTCAACAGTTCTTTAGTTGTTGGACATGCATTAACTGGTATTACGACTTCTAGTGGTGCAAATGAACCTGTTGGTATGGTTACTGCTGGTGATTATCTTGGTGGAGTATTCAGAGTAGAAGAAGTTACAAATGGTGATGCTGTTTCTGGACTTGTAACTGTCACTTGTGCTTTCCAACCAGGCCCAACACCTTATGGAAACAACCATATTCAGGTAGGAGTAGGTACAACAGCAACTACTGATACCTTCTGGGGTAAATATAGTTGGGGACAAATTTATGGATATCAGAATCGTGGTTCAGGAAATCCAAAAGAATTTTTCGTCAATACAAATAATGGTAATGTGGGATTATCGACTGCTGCAGTAGTCTCTAGATTAAAACCATTAACTTAACCACACTAAATAAACCAAAGGACTAGTTTTTTAAAATGCCTGCAATTATATCCGAACAATTCAGGATTCTGAACGCCGAGACTTTCGTGCAAAGTTTTGTCGGGGTCGGATCTACTGTTAATAAGTATTATGCTTTCATGGGATTACCCAATTCCATTGAACCTAAAGCTGGTGGTACTGCTACGTGGGCAACTGATACTCCCTCACCTTTAGATGGGTTTGAGGAAGAATATGGAATTAAAGAATCCATTATTGCGATGAAGAAAGTTACTGATAAGGATGTTCGCAGACTTGTCAGAAAGGTTAGTTGGGTTGCTGGTACAACTTACGAGATGTACAGGCATGACTACAATATCTACAATCTCACACCTATTACTAGTCAGGGGAGTTTGTACGAGGCAAATTACTACATAGTCAATGAAGACTTGAAAGTATACATCTGCCTACAAAATGGATCCGACCCAGAAAACCCAAAGGGAAGGCCTTCGTATGACCAACCCACATTTGTTGACCTTGAGCCAAGAGCAGCTGGTACTAGTGGCGATGGTTATGTTTGGAAATACCTTTATACGATTAAACCATCCGAAATCGTTAAATTTGACTCTATTGAATACATACCTGTGCCCGAAAACTGGGGTAAACAGGGCGAGACTGTTGCAACAAAGGCTAATGCTATAGACGGAAAGATAGAAGTCGTTGTTGTTAATGATAGAGGATCAAACTATCAGCCTATCTCTACATCATTTGCTAATGTTCCTATTTTGGGAGATGGTACTGGAGGGAAGGCAACTATTACTGTCGATTCATTCGGAAAGGTCTCAGAGGTATTTGTAACCGATGGAGGTACTGGATATACTCATGGATCTATCCAATTCTTCCCTGGCGCGCCTGGCAGTGAGAGTGGTGGTGTTCTTGCAAACCTAACCAATACTGGTATAGGAACAACATCTATCTCTAACTTCAATGTCATCATTCCACCTAAAGGTGGTCATGGATATGACATCTATAGAGAATTAGGAGCATACAGAGCTCTACTCTATTCTAGATTTGAAACTTTAGAAACTAACCCAGACATCATTGAAGGTAATGATTTTGCTAGGGTTGGACTAATAAAAAATCCCACTGTATACGGCAGTAGTACAGAATTACTAGACACCGCAATGGTTAGTGGGTTAAAAGCTTTGAAACTTGGTGGTATTACTACAGCAACAACATATGCTGTAGATTCTGAAATTACCCAGACAGTTGGTGTTGGATCAACTGCAATTGGATATGTGGCATCTTGGGATAAAGTAACTGGAGTGTTGAAATACTATCAACCAATGGGTCTTGCTTCTAGTGAAACTGGATATAAGATCATTCCATTTACGTCAACACCTAATGCTGGATATGGAGTGACTATTGGTGGATCGTCAGTGACGGGTTCATTACTCTCTGTTGATACCAGTTATAACGGTGTTAGTACCTCAATAAATAATAAGACGTACCAACTTGGAATGAGTTTCAGTTCTGGTATATCTTCGGCTGAGTTTAATACTAAGTCAGGTGAAATCATCTATATTGATAACAGAACCGCTATTCCTCGTTCTGCATCGCAGAAGGAAGACATCAAGATAGTACTGGAGTTTTAAAGAAAAATGCCACAAAATACCAACTTAAACTCATCTCCTTATTTTGATGACTTTAATGATCTAAAGAATTATCAGAGGGTACTATTCAAGCCAGGTTTACCTGTCCAGTCTAGAGAACTTACTACCTTGCAGTCCATACTGCAGAATCAGGTAGAAAAGTTTGGTAAGCATTTCTTTAAAGAGGGTTCTGTTGTTATCCCTGGCCAAGTTGCATATGATCCTGAATACACATGTGTACAGATCGATGATAGTCACTTAGGTATTCCAGTTTCTCTGTATTTGGAGAATCTTGTAGGTAAGAAGATAAAAGGTGAGACTAGTGGTGTAACTGCTAAGGTAGAACAGTATATTGATAATAGGACATCAACAAAAGGAGCATATACTCTTTACGTTAAATATCAAAGTTCTAGTGATACGGATTTCTCTAGAAAGACCTTTGCAGATGGTGAAAATCTTCTTTTAGAAGAGGATATGAACTATTCTCTTTCTAGTATTAGATCTGGTGCTAGTTTTGCTACATCCATTATTTCTACTGCAACCGCAACTGGTTCCGCAGCAAAAATTGCCAATGGTGTATATTTTATAAGAGGATTCTTCGTAACTGTTGATGATTCTACAGTTATTTTGGATCAGTATACCAATACTCCATCTTATAGAATTGGATTACTGATTAAAGAAGAATTAGTAACTGCATCTTCAAGTGATGAAGATCTTTACGATAATGCAAGAGGATTCTCTAACTTTGCTGCGCCTGGGGCAGACAGACTTAAGATTTCTACTACTCTAATCAAGAAGTCATTAACAGACTTAAATGATGAGAACTTTATTGAATTAATGAGAGTTGTAGATGGTGTTCTACAGAAATTCATTAAAGCAGGAGCAGATAATTATAATTTAATTCGTGATGAGTTAGCAAGAAGAACTTATGATGAATCTGGTCATTATTATATCAAACCATTTCCAATTGTTTCTAAAGAACAATTAAACAATAGGATTGGAAATGATGGTGCATATTATTCAACTCAATTAACACAACAAGGAAACAATCCTTCAGATGACTTTATGTGTCTGTCGATTGGGCCAGGAAAGGCATATGTTCGTGGTTATGAAATAGAAACTCTTAATACTACAACTGTTGATGTTCCTAAACCAAGAACAACAAAGAGGATTGAGAATGAATCCCTTCCATTTAGTGTTGGTAGACAGGTAGAACTTAATAACGTTTATGGTTCTCCTCCCATTGGAATTAGTACAGATTCTTATGTAAAACTCTATAATAAGAGAACATCGACTGTTGGTACTGCAAATGGAACCCAAGTTGGTGTTGCTAGAGTATATGATATGAAATTGAAGAATGTTGGTTATGCCGATTCTTCTACAATATTTGAATCATCTCTCTATGATATTCAAACATTTACATACCTTCAATTAAACACTGGAACATATGTAAACCTCCCAGCATATGTTGAAGGACAGAATAGTAATGCAGTTGGGTATGCATATACATCTTCTAATAATTCAACACAATTGACTTTGTATCAAGTTTCTGGTTCATTCCAGAAAGGTGAAGAGATCTATATTAATGGTAAATCTGCTTCTAGAAGTATTACTGAAGTAGAAGATTATGGAATGGAAGATGTTAAACAGTTAGTAGGAAATGATCCAACTAATTATAAGTTTAGTGCAGATCCTATCTTAAATCTTGGTCATTTACTTGCTCCACAATCTACTCAATATACAGTTAGTGCTAAATCTGGTGCGGCATCAACTATAACTTCTCCAAGTGCTAACTTTGCCAATGCTGGCATTAAGACAGGAGATATTATAAGTTATAGTATTTCTGGCAACTCTGTACCAACTTACAGTAGTGTCACAGCCACAACTGCAACATCAATAAGTCTTGAAGCTACTGT